TTAAATCTGGATTTGTTTTGATTGTCGAAAGTGTCGCAAACAACAAACAGTTTTCTCCATGACTTTTTAAACCATTAACTGCACAATATCTGGTGTTTGATTCTTCACTTAAATCCAGATAGTAGTTAGAGAGGCCAGCTAAAGTTTCTTTTTCCAATTTAGAGACTGGTCTAACCGAAACATCCGCAAATAAAATGATGGCTTCAGGCACTTTTTCTCGCACAGACTTGAGTGTTGAAACGGTTTGTGCAAATCTATCATCATCATTAAAAACACCCATTGCAGGCTTTAATGATGAAGTTATGATGAATAAAGGTGTATTAGGTATCATAGATAGTGGCTTAAATTATCAGAGTCTCTGTAAAGGTTAATTGCTTCTGCTCTAGGATAAGGATTAGATTCGTTGAAATCGTTGATCAATATTCTAGATGAATTCTGTAATCCACAAATCAAATTGAAACTCTTGAAACCAAGTCTGTACAACATTTCTCTGGTTTGTGGTGTATACTTGTTCTCTCTTGCAGAAGTGAAAATGAATTGAGAACCAGATTCTTGCATTTTAAGTAGACGTTCCAGATTGTTTTTCAATGGCACTTCTGGTACACCAGATTCCAGATCCAGTCTGGACTGCGCCTTAATGATAGTACCATCAATATCACAGAAGATAACTGGTTTGTTATTGTGTTCGAACCAGTCTTGTGCGGTGCCAACATCAACATAGTTTGTCACCATCTTTTCGGTGAAGACCATCTTATTATTGATGCAGCGCGAGATAACATCAGAAACAAAAACTTCTCGACTGGTTTCTATCTGTTCAAATGCATTCTTATACACTTTTGCAGAGAAGAACTTATAACCACCAACACAGAATGTATCGGAGACAACTTGTTTTTCAATAATGTCAGTGATTATACCATTTTCATTTGAGACGGTGAAACTCTTTGATGCAAGTTTCTTCAAGACTTCATGTTCGGAGATTTTTGAAACACAAACATAGTTACCATCAGAAAAATCATGGTCAAAGTAACTGTCACAGTCTTTGATGAATATTTCTTGACTGTCAAGATTCGAAGCCTTGATGATTTGATAGACAGTATCGGCAGGACCTCTGGTTGGTTTGTCAATGATGACACAATTAATATTGACCGGGCATTCATGTCTGATTTGTTCGCGAACATTGTATTTCTCCTCATGTTCTTTGAGAATGCCTATATGAATCTTGTATCCTTTTTGTATGAAAGGTCTTAGTGCATTTATCAACATCATATCGTGTTTGTAATCATACAACAGATACTTCGGTTTCATATTTGGGAATCTGGTTGACAGACCAGCTGCTGGTACAATTATTTCCATAGTCTTCTAATCTCTCTCAAAATAAATTCACGTTCAAAGTCACCACTCTTAGTATGTAGATACACTCTCAACAACATTAGTATCAACAAGTTATCGTTGAAAGCCAAAGGGAAAAGTTTTCTTAGTTTATCTTGTATGTTTTGTAATTTGATATCTAGTCGAACGTCAGTCTTCCGTAAGAACCATTTACATTCTAAATCCTGACGCATCTTTGCAATGTCGAAAATGTAAGAATCGTATTCTACAGACACAGCATCGATCATACAGAACTTTGACTTGGCATAGATGATGTTTTCTAATGTCAGATCACCATGATAAGTTGAACTTGGTAATTCTTTTGGTAGTTTCTCGATCAACTGATCTTTGGTGAATGGTAATTCTTCGTTGTCTTTCAACCAATCAAGTTTCTTATCATAAACACCAGAATAATCTTTGTTGACGGAAATTTTTGCGAAAGAACTGAATGTCTCTATTATGAAGTCTTCTAATTTTGTGGTTGTATTATGAATTAGATAGTTTTTCATATCTAAACCATGAATATACTCCATGTCAATCAGGTTGTCTTCGGAATGATGTATTCTCGGCACATTATAACCTGCACCATGGAGTGATGTTAACCTTTCCAGGTTTCTTTCAATATTGTTGACTTTTCTTACAAACAATCCTTGAGCATTTTCCATCAAGTATATTTTGCTGCCAGAATGCCCGGAAAATTCCTTTACTGTTTTATCCATTGTTCGTAATCATCCCGAATCAATGAATGCCATGTTCCGTTGTGTGCGCCAGGCGGAAAAGGATTTTGCATATTAACATACACAAGATTTTCACCATGAAGGTTGTGTCTATGTAAATTGGCTCGCATCAAGTCTTCACCAATGAATTGATTACCACCATTATAGTACTCATCAATGTTTTCATAGGTCGACATGTATTTCATCATGTTATCTTTTGATGAGAATGCAAACTGATCATTACCAAAGTCTCTTGTTGGTACCATTCTGCAATTAGGTATATACAGTTTACTGTTATCCAATTCTTCAAAAGGAATTTTGACATTCAATGCATAATCTGTACGTGAACGGATGATCCAATCGTAGTCACCAAAGATTAATTTCCTACATTCATTCATCGAATAGAACATTCGATACGTAAATCGTGGAGGATACTTCTCTGCGTTTGGTGTATTCGTGTATTTACTGTCGTAATCAGCTAGTGGTGGTGTTTCCAATTTATAACTTGCTGGTCTATAAAGTTCCAAAAGTTTTCTTTCACCATCGAATTTCCAACTGTGAATATACACATCCACATCATAATGATCTAGTAGGTTCTGTTTATAAAAATCATAACCTTTGTCAAATGATCTGGCTTGCCCAGAAAAACATAATGCAATTTTCATCTTTGTATTGATACAGTCAGTTGATTTGTTGTAACACCACGGAGTTTGTTCATGTATATATTACGCAACAACATCATGTGTGGGCAATATCTGTCTTCTTTATGTATTCTGATATTCTCTTCGCCATATTTGCGATCATGTCTTAGATGATCTTCGAATTCTTTTTCAAAAGGTGTAGAATGTAGTCTTTCATATTGATCATATAGAAAATAATGCTTTGCGTATGAGAATGGCATGATTGCAAAGATATCGGATATTAGATTATAAGACTCTTCAAAAGGTGTGATTAACATATCAACATCTTTGAAATCAAATAACTGACCGAACTGAATATCATAACGACAATAAACAAGTGTGTTGTATTCTTCTTCAATTAAATCAAAAGCCTTCTTACGACTATAATTCATTGATGCATTACCAGCAATTCGATCTTGATTTGGATTTTTAGGATGTGCTAGGCGAATCCTTTTTTCCATTTCTTCGAATTCTTCTTTATGCAGTTCATAATTTTCAGCTTTGATTCTGACGGGTTTCAATCTGTCAACTATATTGTCAAATTCTTCTTTACTGTCCGACCAAAGGTGACAATAAACATCTAGTTGATTCAAATCAATAAATCTTTTGATGTTTTCCCATGTTTGGTCAAATGTTCTATATTGACCAGATAAAACTATACAATTTTTCATTTGACCCAGTACCAAACATCACACTCTGTGAAAAGAATCTCTTTACCAACCTTTTCGGCAAATTCATTGGCTGCCTGGCGCACACCAGAAATGGCATTGTAATCGTGGCCAGCAAAGATACCACCAGTCTTCAATTTAGAATAGAAGTTTGCACAATCTTTTGTCAGTTGTTCGTAGGTGTGTAGACCATCAATAAAGATAACATCGAAAGAATCATCTAACACTTGATCTACAACATTGTCAGAATAATCTCTCAATAGACCAAAACGATTGCTGTAACCTATCAAACGGTTCATAAACCTCTGATAGATTGCTTCGCGTTCATTTAGATTGTTTCCGTTCCAGTCAACATAGTTCGTATATGGATCTACGCCAGTCAATACACAATCTGGATTACTGTCAAGTAAAAATTGTGTGGTGTCACCAATGTCACATCCAATTTCCAATACTTTGGGATGAGACATTTCTCTAATCATTGCACCAAGCCCATAACCAGAACATTTAAATGCAGAAGATGGTGGTGTGAAAGCCTGTGTTTCGGTGTTGAATGTAATAATATCGCTCATTATATAGTCCTGTATTTAAAAAATTGAGATTCATCTTCTTGATTGTATTTTTCCATCACGAACTTTTTCCATTCTGGAACACGATCATATTGATGCACGATTGGGAAAACATATTGGTCGTTCGTATAAACCACTCCGTCTCGGAATACAGGTTCATAACAAAGAAGGTTCGGCCTGAAATGATCAATCTTTGTGGGATCAGCAACAGTGCCAGCTTCACACGCCCAATTATCGGTGTGATATACAACATCTTTAAAAGGTTGTGTTCCAATTAAGACATTGAACACCGCTTGGTCACAAATAGGAATTGGCCTGTTGATTGCGTTCGTAAAGATATTGAAGACCATATCTTTGACATACTCTGATGTGCCACCAAAAGTTCCTACGTTATAGATCGTATTGTTTTTGAATTGTTCGTAAACATACGGACCATAAGACTGTTTGAGATTGTCATCACCCCAAGGTTCGTCTTTGTAACGCAGACCTTCAGATGCAATGATTAACTTTGGTGTGAAACTATCGTGTCCAATGATTGAATCCATGTAAGCAAAAGGTGTGTACTGAAAGTAAACGTCTTTCACATCTGTCGTGACAACGAAATTATACTTTGACCAATTGTGTCTTAGATATTCGTAGATTGAGAGGAAACGTAGTACATGAATTGGCACACCATCGACTTGTTTCATTGGAAAGATAATCACACCTTGATTCTTCAACCAATCGATTGTCTGTACAGATGTTTTTCCAGTCACCAGAACAACATCATTATCACCAGAAACTTCTTTTGCCGATAGTACCCAAGGTTTTAACTGATTGATTTCGTAATTAGTAAAACCACCAATAATTAAATTTTTCGCCACGGAAATTCTCCATTATATTTTTCATTCATCACTTTATTACCATTTAAGAAGAAGTCTGCATTGACAGAACCAGCATTGCCATCAACACGATAGTTGACAGTATATTTTCCTGTACAATTGAATTTGGGAAAATGTTGTGATAACACTTTTAACCAAACACGATCTTGACCCCACCCTCCATGCCAAACCTGTGCTAATTTTATCGCAACTTCAGTTTTTATGCAATAGCAATTTGTATCAATATGATTAATACCATGATATGAATGCCATTTACCTAAAGATTCACAGTCATCATTACATATGTATTGCCCATCTTTGGTACACACCTTGCGGAGTGAATAGGACCAATCCAGGTTCTGTTGTTCGATTGTTTTGATGCAGTTCTCTATATGATCTGGTTCAAACCAACAGTCTTGATCCAGGTAAACCACATAATCAGTATCGATTAGGTGAGTGAAAGCCGCATAGACTCTATGCCCATAGAATCCGTTAGCACCCACATTAAGTGGCAGAAAACATCGCGTTAAGTTTTTTCTATCCAAGAAATCGTCTGTAATGATTCTTGTGCTAGCATGTGCTTTTGGTCCATCCGCAACAATGTAACATTTTGTTTCATAAGATTGGTTCAGTACGCCACGAATGGCATCTTTCAACTCTGGTGCACCAGTAGTTGGCATAATCACAGTCACACTCATAATTTAACCTCTTGTTAGTTTCAATATAATTTCTATTTGTTTTTCAATAATCGGTTTGCGGTTTGGCCAGTAGATATATTCTTTGTCGCCTGTACTATGTAGTTTCTTCAGGAGAGGCACAATTAGTTTCTCTACATCTTCCAGTCTTTTTTTGTAATCTTCGGCTGTCTGTTCTGTTTTGTTTATTGCAGATTTATAATCTTCTTCAGATACGGCAGAAAAACCGTAATCGAAATCGGATTCTTTATAATCTTTTAAAATTTTATCAAATTCGTTTAATGGCATTATTTGTATGTGTAGTCACACATCATACGAGTGGGATAACCATCACCACCTTGCGTATCACGTATGTTAAGTTTAAGAATGTAGTGACCCGTTTCTATTTCCATATCAATACGTTTACCTGTACCGGACTTACCACCATAGTATACATTACAAGAAGTTGGTGTAGCGGCTGATGTCATGTATGTCTTATCAATCTCATAGACCTTGGTCTTACCAGTCAATTTATGAACAATAGTATAACCATGGCCCACACCCGAAATTAGAAAATTTTTAAGTTGATTTTTTTGTTTTTGTGACATTGTTTTCCACACATCGTCAACGTAACCTTTTTTAAGCTTACCATTAAAGATATCACAGAATACCGCATCATTGATATTGAACATATCTAAAATTTTCAAACCATCTTTATTGGTAATTCGTCCAGATTTAATTTCAGCTGGAGAAAGCACTGTACGAATACCGGAATTGAAGAATGTAACTGTGCCACCAGTCTTCAAACTTAGATAGATTTTCTTTTCATCTGTGATTAATGTAATATCGCTAACAACGGGCCCCAGATTATTATCGGTTACAGTAATCTCAGATGAAATAAGAACTTGCGGAGTGAAAATGAATGGTCGTTTGTTATTCAACTCACCAACCATTTTTACTTCTAGTTTTTTGACCTTGTTTAGTTTATGCAATTTGACAAGATCATCAACTGCTTCTGATAGTTTGGGATCAGTACTACTTTTACCTGACCACCAGTCATTAATTGCTTCTGCTAATTGTCCTTCGTATGCATTACCTTTGTTTTGCACACCTCTACCACCGGAAGAACCGGAACCAAATTTCATAGTAATTTTACTAACTTTGGTTGCTCGTTTGATATCACTAAGTTCAATGTCACCTTGTAAATTTCTGGTCACATTAATTTTACTGATCGAACCAGGATCAATATTGATTGGTGATCCGATTTTCGCAAACTTGTTTTTGAGATATACAAAAACATCGATAATTTCGTTAATCTTTGCTTTATCACCTTTCAAGGTTTGCTTAATCTCTGTCGCAGTCTTTGGAAAAAATGTATAAGCCATTAGTTACTTTCAAAAAAAGTATTTATCTTATGACATGATTTACTTTTAAAAGTATTTATCTTATAATTTGAATCTCCTTCCCGGAAGTCCAAATTTCCAATTCGGTTTTTAACCGAGACTCATTATATAAAGTTTCATATCGTTGGCAAGCTTTCTTTCTCCACCATTCAATCAAGTTTACCACTTTATGTTTTTCATAGTTTTCACCAGGAATAAGCACGTCCGTCTTACAGTTCACATAGTCTACCATGTTTTTGAAACCATAGTCACTAATATAATATCTCTTCTGTTCTGTCAACCCTTTAGCCTTCTCAATCGTTGCTTGGAATGTATCCCCATCAGGAGTGCCTTTAAGTGCTGCTTTAGTGAGTGAGATAATCTTCATAGAGATTTTAAGTTTCTTACTAGAAGCATCATCCTCAACTAAAGAACCAACACGTTCTTCAACAAAGTCACGCAAGTCCGAATATGGCTTGCCGTGCATCATAGGCAAGAAATCACTGTCTGTCAATCCTTTGTATCTAATATAAGGTTTCATTCCGTCATATTGTGATACAGTTTTTGAACTACCATAGAGACTAGTTGTTTCAAATAGACAAAGATTCATTCCATACTTCTTATTCACAATCTCTCTCACTTCATGTGATGTACAGATTGCAGCCAGAAGTTTGCCACCAAGATAATTGTAACCGAAAGGTTGTGTCGGCACAATAACAAAACCCATCATTGCAGAATCATTGAATCTTTTACCCCATTCAGGTTGTTGTGTAAACACCTGACCGAGAAGTTGATTTCGTGGACTACAATTGATGACTGGAGAACCAAGGCGAATGAATCCTACGATCTTATCTGTGTTTGTCTCACGCACAGCAAGTTTGACATTACGGCCAACTGGAGCAATGTTCACGTGCGAGGAGGTGATGTTTAAAAGATTCATCCACTTTTCACCATCAATCTCACACACCTCAAAGTTCATGTCTTTTGGATGAATAGAGAAATCTTGAAAAAGATCATCTTCAAGTGGAAACAAAGGATTGGTTGGCAATTCAGAAAGAGAGTTCAACTTCTGATCACGCATGTATTCATCAATACGATGAAAATTGCCAAAGTAATCTTCGAATGCTTTTGCACAATGCACTGCTTCTTCAAATGTCAATTTCATACCTTAAAACCCTCAAAAGATTTTTTGGCTTTCATTTCTCTATTACCAAAAGTGTTTAATGGTTTGTCGGTGATACCAGCATCAGCCAACCCATCTTGTGCAGATTGTTCGATATCATACAGTCGCATCTTTGCTCTGTCAATACCAACAGTGAATCTCTTATACATTGTTGGATCAGAATAACGATTCTTCAATTGTTTCACCATGATCTGACCAAGTTCTTCCAGTTCTTCGGAAGAAATCAATGCAAACATTAAGTCCGCGGTTGCTGGCAGACCAAAAGACTCACTTGTATCCTCAAGTCCGGGGTCGGATGAAGTAAAACCGGATCTTGTTGTTTGGGTAGCAGATACAATTGGGACTCCGAATTCAACTGCAAGACCTCGCAGTTCCTCGGCAATAGCTTTAACATAGGTGTAACTGTTGACATTTGCTCCTGCCTTAACGCGAGCACTACAGCAAATGTTGAGATAATCAACAAAGATAATATCAGGTAAAAAGCTCTTCTTAAGATTGAGTTCATTTAGTAATGTCCTGAAATGCGTTACCGATGCTGATGCAGTTGGATATTCTTTAATGATCAATTTGCCAACAGTCTTTTCTCTAAGCTTTGTGATTCGTTTGTCATACATCTCTTTTGGCAGATTCACCAAATCATCAACGGTGACATTCAGTAAGTTTGCATCAATACGTTCTGCAATCTTTTCTTCAGCCATCTCCATGGTGATATATAGTACATTCTTGCCTTGCACAAGACAACCTGCCGCAACGTGACACATGAACAGTGATTTACCAACACCAGTGCCAGCAAGTGCAATATTCAATGTCTTTGCAGGCAAACCACCTTTTGTGATTTTGTTGAAATATTCCAAGTCAAAAGGAATCTTCTCTTCTTTGCGGTGATAGAACTCATAACGAGCATCAGAATTTTCCAGATAATCGTGACCAACAGAATTATCGAAACTGATTGCTAGTGCATCAGAGAGAATTTTGGGAATCTGACCCTTATCGTGTGTCTTGTCTTTACCATCAAGAATAGAAATAGAACCAAGAACTGCATTGTAAATTGCTTTCTCTTGGCAAAACTGTTCTGTCTTGTCTACAAGCCATTCAATCTTGGTTTCTTCTTTTTTGCCGTTCTCAATTTCTTTGAGATAAGATTCGCAACTCTCTAGTTCAGTATCGGTTAGGTTTCTATTTTCTTTAATAGATAGAACTAGAGATTCAATTGATGGTGTGGAATTATATGTGTCAACAAAGGAAGTGATTTCTTTGAAGATTGTTTTGTCGGTTCTGTCGGTGAAATACTCAGATTTTATGAAAGGTAAAACTTTACGTAGATACTCATCATTGTAAATTAAGTTTTTCAGTATTGTCTGTTCCAGTTTCATCAATAATACCCTCATCGATATTGGATGACATTATTTCTACCAATAAGTCACCAATATAATTTTTGAAATCTTCATCTTTTTCCAGCTTTGCTGGTTTCTTGACTTTAGATTCTAACACATCATATGCAAAAAGTAAATGCACCTGGTCATTTTCTTCTTTTATTTTAACCTTACCATATTTGAATACGGTATCTTTATAAGGTCCCTCTAAGAATTTGATGTGTACGGTTGTTGCATCATTCTTAGGATAAATGTAACAAAAATCTATACCTTCAATCATTTAAGAATCCTCTGTTTCAAAAGTTTCCTCTTGCATGATTTCACCGGCAGCAACACGATACTTGTTTTCCACAAATTCTTGGAACGATTTCTGTTTTAGAATAGGCAACCAGAATTCTTTTGAATCAGTATCTTTTTCTCGGTATTTTTTATCTTCTACTTCACCAGAGGATACATCCACTTTGCTATACCACCCGTTTGAGGGTTTGATGACATGTCCTGATTCCAGCGCAATATCAAGTAAGCCTGACCACTTGCTAATGCCACCACCAAAAGATACAGTGACAGGTATTTTAGATTTTTCTTTAACATATCTACTCTTTTCTACGTTGATAATGAAATTGTATCCAACAATTTCGGTTCCTTCTTTTTCTTGTTGACGACCAATAATGAAGATGTTATCGGCAGAATAATAAGATCCTGTACCACCACCAACAATATCTTTCGGGAACATACCGATTTCTTTGTATGTATGGTTAACAACGATCATGGGAATATCTTTGAGTGACAGATGGGGTGTAACCATTCTGAACAAACTCTTCACTTGTTTTGCACGACTCATATCAGCAACAGATTTGCCTTCAAGTGCATCTTCAACTTCTTTCTTCGAAGCCAAGTTGCCGATAGAATCAATAACAATAATCAATCGTTCACCACGTTCAAGATTAGTTAACTGCTGCATAACATCAAACTTCAATTGTTCAATGTCAGTAAGCGGAGTATGGAGAACGCGGTTAGTATCGATACCAAAACTATCAAAATAACTTTGAGGTGTACCAAACTCACTATCATAAAACAACAAAGCCGAATCTGGATATTTGTCCAGATAAGATTTGGCCATCAACAGAGAGAAGGCTGTCTTAAAATGTTTAGATGGACCTGCCCACATTGTAAGACCTGGTGTTAAACCACCATCTAGTTTACCAGACAATGCAATGTTGATTGCCGGAACTGCCGTTGGAATCATATCTTTATCAGTAAAGAATTTTGATTTCGCCAGAATAGCAGAGTCTTTAATACTGCTGTTCTTTTTAATTTTGTCAAGAATACTCATTTAATTTCCTTTTACATTTCAACTGAAGAAGTCTTCCAAAGAATTATTCTTCTCAACTTTCCATTTCATACAATCCAAAATCACACGAATTGGTTCCAAAAATGCTTTATCGAATTGTACATCATAATCAATAAACCTGTCAAGTTCAAACTCTTTTGGTATTCTGGAAGGAAAAGAAATGACGGTATCTTTAAAATGATTCGGCATCTTGAGATAGGTGAATTTGATTTTCTCACCTTCTTGGATCTTCTGATACTTCTTTTCCAGACCCATCAACTTGAGGTTATGATTATAAAGAATGGCACCTTTAACATGAATTGGTGTACCTTTCTTATATAGTGTAACTGAATCAGAATAGGTGTTCAAACCATTAAGCCCTCGCGGAAAAGATATCTCTTCTGGCGGTAATCTTTTGAACTCTTCTCTGAAATTGGCAATAAAGCTTTGAACATCGTTCTCAGTGCCAGTCATCATCAACTTGATTGCCTCTTTCATCTTCTCACGGATTGCCGATGGTGTTGATGACTTGATCATTTCAAGACCCATGACTTTCATCTGTGGTTCTTTATATTGAACGCCTTCGTTATTGTAGACGTTTAGAATGTAACGCTTCTTGGCAGTCCAGACACCTTTGTTGGACAAACCTTCGCGTTTCATTTGCATCTTTTGTGAATATGCCTTAACATAGTCAGCAAGTTCTCCATAAGACTTGTCAATAAACGGTTGAATCTTATCCTCACAAACTTTATCCATGAAGGATATCGTCCTGTTAATATCTTTACTTCTGTCCCCCATCGCATGTTGCACCAGAGGTCCAAGATTGAGATAAATCGAGTCAGTATCTGATGCAATGACATAATCAACACTTTCTGTTTTAAGAATCTTGTTCATGTATTCGTTGATCTTGTTTTCGATCCAACGAATGGATAATTGACCTGCTGTGGTAACACCAAGTGCCATACGCAAGTCATAGAAGCGGAAGTATTGTGAACCCAAAGCACCATAAGCGGAGTTCAACGAAACTTTCTTTGCAAGTTGTAGGTTGTTGTATCGTGCGATACGTTTTTCGATATCATACTTCTTCGAATCGTCCGTTTCGTTTTCATATTCCTGTTTTGCTGCCAACATCATCTTCTTGAATTTGCTACGATCAACGTACATTTCTTCCATCATCTTTGGCAAGAAACCTTGTTTGTCGGTTCGAAATAGTTGGCCATTTGGAGTTATTGTGCATTGCATTGGTGTTAAGAATGAAGTATCAACACTCTTATTGAGCAAGGTATTAACATTCACCTTTCCAATTTCACTTTGGAATAATTCAATTGCCTGAAGTTCTTTTTCAATTTCTTCAGTTGTCATTTCTTTTACATCACGAAACATTAATCATTCTCCGATAACCAAACCAAAACATCTGCTTTACCGGTGAATACCATCCATGCAGACGATATCCTCTTTTGTAAATTTATTCCAGGCCAAGACATAGGTCTAGCTAGAGTCCAAAGACCATTTTTTCCACATGACTGTACATCCCAATTTTTAATCTCATCGGCCGAATATACATTTGGAGTTCTCATCATTTGCACCACTTCTTTCTGTTTTGATGTTTTGTCAATATTTGTAAATTATTAGGATGATGCAAACCACCTTTCGCTATCGCTTGTATATGGTCCACTTCATGTCCTTTAGGACAAATCAAATAATACTCCTGCAATTTAATCTTTTCTTCCTTTGTTAATTCTGGAGTTTGATTTCTTATTCTTGCTCTGCGTCTAGCCGCAATTTCATTTCTGATTCTTCGTTTATGTTCTTCACCAAGATAACGACTTTTTTGGGCACATGAATAACTACAATACTTGGAATCATATTTCTCACTCTCAGTTCTAAACTTTTGAGTTTCATATTCTTTATCACAATGCAAACATTTGACCGTGGCTTTGCGTTCTTTGTTTTGACATTCTAACATAAAAGGCTTCTTTATGTCAAATTTTTGTAGATGTTTTTTAATGTTGGCATCCGAACAACCAAAATAATCAGCAACTTCACTTCGCCTCATATTTTTGGTAATAAACAACTCGTATAGTTTATCTTTCGTGATAATGTATTTCATAGATTCTCCAAATAAGTAACCACATCTACTTATTTAGTATTTCTAAGTTTCAATTCGTCAAGTAATTTGCGTTTTCTTTCATCTATATCGTTTCTTTCCACGAGATTTTCAGGACTTATGGAATATTGCATCATCAAGTGTGGATACAGACTGTTCAAGTCGAAACTTGCAACCCAGTTGTGCAAACCAACTTGTGGTTCTTTCACATATGCACCTTCGAATGCGGAATCTTTATCCTGTATTTCACGTGGCGGTACAATGATCTTCTGTTGCAGTAGATAGGAATATGTCAGAGAGTCCCACATGCGTGTCTGTGCAAACACATCTTCATAATTACACTTGGTATCATATGCAAGAGTGAGTGCCAGTTCGATCAGCTTCAACTTATCTTCAAGTTTCAGAATCAGTTTAACGTCTTTGATGTTATACTCAATAAACTTTTGAAAGTTCAAACGATACAACTGATGCAGGTTCTCATACTCATCATAAGAGATTTTACCTTCACCAAGTTCTACGTTTGCGATATTATCAAGACGATAGGATTCTTGTGACTTGCCGCCTGGTGCATACCATTTGTAAAGTTCGATATAATCTAGTGATTCAACACCGACAAAACTGTAGGCAATCAACTGACGACCATTAATGATTGTCTTTCGTTCAGAGATATAATTCCAAGGTGACAGTTTCTTGGTTTCATCTTCACCAAGAATCTTACGAAAACGATTGACGAGATATGGAATATCGAAAAACTTTGTATTCCAACCAGTGATAACATCCGGGCAATTATCCGACCACAACATCAAGAACTTCTTGCAAAGAGTCCATTCATCTTTACACTTGATATAAAATTCATCACCTTGAACTTCATAATCACCACAACCAAACACATAAGTTTTGCCGTTCATATAGGTGATTGCAATCGCCGTGATAGGTTCGTTGGCTAGATAAGGATCTGGGAATCCGTTTTCTGAACCGACCTCAATATCGACAATTGCCACCGAAACTTTATCTTGATCCCAGTCAACCATCGTGGGATGTTGATCTGCAATGAATGCATATTCATATCTGGTGTTGCCATAGATTTTTGGTGCACCAGGAATGCCATCATATTTCTTAAAGAATTCTCGCGCTTCGTAAATGCTATCGAAACGTTTCTCTGTCAAATCCAATCCGTCAAGAGATTTGTGGGTGCCTTTATCTTTTTTGGCAGGCAGATACAGTGACGGTTCATAATCAACTTTTTGTTTGATACGTTTTCCGTCCATGATCCCGCGATACAGGATCTTGCCGCCTATGGCTTGAACATTTGTATAGAAGTTAGACATTAACCGGTAATGATGCTTTGTTGTTTGGGTAGAATGATACCAGTGCCAAAAATTTGATTGTAATTATTAACAAAATCATCGGCAGGAACATAGGAGTATACTACATGTTGCTTCTGAATGGCAACCTGTGTTCCAGTTTTTTGTTCTGCATGGAGAGGAAAGGGTGCGAATCCAACATTTGGTGCACCATCTTTGCCTCTAACAACGGCAACACCAACAGGATTGGTTAATACCACAGTTGTATCCGTTTCTTCACTCACTTCAGCCAAAACTTCTTCGTGTGTTACAAGTTTGAATAACATGATTTTCATAGACATACCTTTCATAGTTGTATAAATACTTATAAAGTTTATTTTAACATAAATTTCATTTCATGTCAACACACCTAAAATAGAGGTAAAAATGTTCAAAAAGCTTGCCGTACCGGTGCTTTTTGTCATGGCAATATTCCCAGCAATGGCTCAGCCCATTGTTACTGATTCGACTAGCAGAAGCACCACACAATCTACTTCTGAAAGCACAACAACCGTAAATTCTCCGCCACCAACAGCAGTGGCTCCCGCAGTCACCGTTATTAATAGTGATGTTTGTGCTGTCGCCGTTTCTGGTGCAACTCAAACCCAAATTCTCGGCATCTCTTTTGGTGCCACAATGACAGATAAAAATTGCGAAAGACTAAAATTAGCCCGTTCAACATATGATATGGGTATGAAAGTTGCAGCAGTTGCTATTATGTGTCAAGATGAAAGAGTGTTTACAGCAATGATGAATGCTGGAACTCCTTGCCCAATAGATGGTAAAATTGGCGAACAAGCCAAGAAAATTTGGGAAGAAAATCCAGAAAGAGCACCACAGAAAGTTAAGAGCAAGGACTAACTATGAAGTTGGTTGCCATTATTGGTGCTTTTTTAATTGCAGGGATTGCTTCGGGTTCCGCCAAAGCACAAACTCCAATAACATCGCAAAACATTTTAACACCAACAGTCAATGCTTGGTCGGGTTCTGTTGCGGGTCAAAATGCTGGATATTCAGGTGGTGGTAATGGACCAGCATTTAATTCCACGACAAATACTTTAATCTTTGGTTATTCAACTGCAACAGCAACTCAGAGAATTACTGCTGAAGCATTTGCTATTCAACATGCGCTAGATTTATCCAATTCTGGCATTAAGATTAATGGATACAATTACTCTTGGTACATCAATAACTCTGGTGACCAATCAGGTACATTGGCTGGTAAAGTTGAATTGATGCGTGGTAATACAGCTCTTGAAACTTACAATTATAATTACAATTCAACAACCAATGGGTTTGAATTAAAAACTGGTACGCAAGCATTTACCAGTGAATATAGTTTACTTGCCGGTGATGCAATGAGATTATCATTCACAGGTAAGGACAATAGATTTTGGGCAGGTTATTATGGTCCACAAGTTAGAGAACCGTCTTTAACTTTGAATTATACAACAGACCCATGTATGGCTAATCCATTGTATTCTCCTAGTTGTCCAAATTACAATCAAGTTTTAACTAGCCAAACAATCTATGCTCAAAGTTACGCAATTAATCAAGCACTAAGCCTTTCAGGTTCTGGTGTTCAAATTAATGGTTTTGAGTATGGGTATCATTACTATGTTGGTGGTGATTGGTGTTCAGAAACTTTCTTAGGAATATTTTGCACTCAAACATCAGCATCTTCAATGGCAGTTGATGTTAGTGTAACATCGAATACTGGTTCATCTCTTTATTCAATGACTCATAATCATGGTTCAAATACAAGTGGTGAACCAAGTTACAGTTTTGTGTTTCCACAACAAAGACTATTATCAACAATGGGTAACTTTTCTTTAAGCACAAGAGAAATTGGAACTACCGCATTGTATAGTAGTTGGAGTAGATGGCAGTATACACCAGACCCATGTGTAGTAAATCCATTGTACGCAACAACATGTGAAGGATATCAAACAGCATATTTCACACAAGAATGTACTGTAAATCCATTGTATAATTCTGCTTGTCCCGGTTATGCAGCCGCCATGTTCACACAACAATGTAATGCAAGTCAATTATCAGACCCAGCATGTCCTGGTTATGCATCAGCATATTTGACATATCAATGTTCTATCAATCCATTGTATAGTACAACATGTTCTGGTTACCAACAAGCATATCACGACCAACAATGTTCGATTAGTCCATTATTTGCAACAGATTGTACTGGCTACGCAGCTGCATATAAGACACAACAATGTACGGCGAATCCTCTTTATGCAACTGATTGTCCAGGCTACGAACAGGCATATTTTAATGCACAATGTATCAAAGATTCTCTATACAGTAATAAGTGTGAAGGATATGCAACTGCTTACGCAATTAAGAATTTGATTAAATTTACAGATTCATCTATTTCTAGTTCCGTAAATCAATCATTATCAGATACAGCGGCAACCAAAGCAAGTGACCCAGCAAACACAATAGTGGCAACAAACACAGCTTCAACAACTGTTAACACCGATGGTACAGTTTCAACTGGTGTATCCACAACTGGTGATACAAACGTAGATAAAGCGATTGCACCAAAAACCACATCAACAAGTGGTTCTGCACCTGCAGCACCTGTTCAATTGTCTCCACCTGCAGCACCAATGGCAAGACAAGAGCAAAAACAAGATGAAAACAAACCTGAAGGTAAAACAGAAGGTGGTGGTTCACAACAAGCAAAGAATGAACCAAAAGGTGGTGATTCTAAACCTGCAGCACCAACTGCAAGACAAGAACTTCAGGCCAAACGTGAAGCAGCTGCAAAAGCAGAAGCGGTAGAAAAAGGTAAAAACCTTGCAAATGAAATGGGCAAAGCGTCTGACTTAGAAGCGCAAAAGGCGGTTCAGAATGTAGTAATTCAAGCAATGGGTTTCACTCCAGGCTTCGACACTTATGGTAAAACAATTATGAATGATGCGGTTGGATACAAACCATATTCAATTTATAATAACCAAAAAAATATTGATAGTCGTGCCAATTTAAGAATGTTCGGTGGTACCGATAGACTCCACAATGAAATGGTCGAATCACAATACAAAAAAGGAAATTAAAAATGCCAGAAGAAATTAAAGACGTAAACAAGAAAATAGATGAAGCGGAAGCAACAGTAAAAAAATATGCAAGTAAAGATACGGTAATTTCAATTGGTGGATATGAATTCACACCCGCCAAACTTATGGTTGCATTTACTTTGGTATCTTCACTACTTGGCGGACTTTATGGTGCTTTTGAAGTCTACAAAGACTACATCGGAATGAAAAAGAAAATTGCTGAGTATGTTACACCAGACTTAACTGAACTCTACAAAAAGATGGAAGTTTTGGATGCTAACACCAGCAAGATGACCGAGTATACAAACAGTATCAAAAACGATTTAAAGAATGATGTTCGTAGAGTTGAAGGTGTTGTTGAGAATATGGAAAGATCCACAAAGGCTAGTCAGAGAGATACTGATCAAGCAATCAAAGAAATTAAAAAAGAATCCGATAGTACATTGAAAGAAGTTCGTAGATACAGTGATCAAACTATTAAAGAAGTGAATCAAGAAATGACACGCAATCAAAAAGAAACACAGGCAGAAATAAGAGTGTTACGAAAAGAAGTCGATGATAAAATTAAAAAGGCTCTGGATAATCCACTTTCTAATTAGTATATTATTTTTGCAAGAAGCAGTTTCTAAAGAAAAAGGAGATTCTGCGTATGAATGTGTTAAATGGACTTGGACTGATTATGGTAATGTGAGAAAAGTCTATTGTTTGGAATGGAAAAAGAAAGATTGTTCGGATAGATTATACAAAAATTTATGTAAGTTAGGAATATAAATGATTGATCCAATAACCGCGTTGGCCGGCATACAGTCTGCCGTTACACTTATTAAAAAAGTTTCAAAAACTGTGGATGATGTATCATCATTGGGACCGGTTCTTGGAAAATATTTTGATGCTAAAAGTACAGCAACAAAAGCTGTTGCACAAGCAAAAAATAGTGGAAAAAAATCTTCTATGGCAGCAGCAATTGAAATAGAAATGGCATTGGAACAAACTAAACAATTCGAAAAAGAATTGCAGTTACTATTCATGCAGACAGGCAAGATTGATGTTTGGAATAAAATTAAAGCTCGAGCAGCTGCAATGGATAAAGAATCCGCACAGGATGAAATGAAACAAAAATTAAAAGCAAGAAGACAACAAGAAAATTCACAAATAATATTATTTGCGGTTCTAGTGATTGTTTTTATTTTGGGTCTTGGTTCGTTTTTATTTTATGAGATAATTAAACGATTAAGTTAACAACTATATACAATTATTAGTTTGAGAATTGATATGTTTAAAATTATTTTATTGTCTTTATTTTTCTTTGTTGGCAATGCAAACGCAGTAAAACTGACCGCACAAAGTTGGTTGGTAACTGATGAAAAAGGTAAAATTATTCAAGGTGAAAATACCAAAGAGATTCGTTCTATCGCAAGTATAACAAAACTTGTTTCTGCCATGGTTGTTCTGGATGCCAAACAAAATTTGGATGAAAAGATCAACCAATTTACCAGAAAAGAATTGTTGCAACTTTCAATCGTTAAGTCCGACAATAACGCAGCCAAACTACTATGTGAAAAATATCCTGGTGGTTTGCCCGCATGTGTTGGTGCAATGAACAAGAAAGTTTATTTACAGGGGCTGTCATATACAAAATTTACAGAACCAACAGGATTAGATTCTGGAAATGTCAGTAACGCTGAAGAGTTGGTTGATGTTATATTGATGGCAAAAGATTATCCTGAATTGGTTCAGTATAGTAAAATGTCGGAAGTGAAAATTAAGATACGCAAAAATTGGATGGTGTTTAACAATACAAATCCAATTATTGGTAAGAGACACGATTTTATTATTAGTAAAACCGGTTATATAAGAGCATCTGGTGGTTGCATCGTAATGATGTTGGACACCGATGTTGGGAGAAGAATTGTTGTTGTTCTTGGAAGTAAGAACACTAAGACTAGAATTCCTGAAGCAGAATTTATTTCTCAGATGTAATGGTTGCGGGTCACGGAGTTGCACCGGAACTGAGGATTATGAGCCCACTGTGATTCTGTTTCACCAACCCGCCAAATTATTTATAATCGTTTTGTTGGATGATCTTTGATTGTTTTTCTATCATTTTGAATGCTTCATCTTCAGCCAAAGCATCTTCAATTTCTTTTGGAGTTTTTCTAAAAATTCTATCATAGTTATCAGCGTATTCTTTTTGTGATACACTGAATGGTCTTGGATTAGAACCTTTACCTCCATCAGACATATTACTCTCCGTAGATAAAAACGATACTTGTTACTGGTGCAACATATTTATCTTCAATCTTCATTGCTGCGTTCCAATCTAACAGAACAACATCACCAACTGAAACATCTTCAACTTCTGGACCGATTGCCAAAATTTTAGCTCGATCGGGTTCATCTGTACGTTGAAGAATAATTCCTGATGCTGTTGTTTTTGTTTGTTCAACACGTTCAATTACAACTTTATTTTTCAATGGAATAATATTCATAACATCCTCAAAAATGGAGCGGTGTACTGATTCACACAGCTAACATGAGGGGGTACCTCATATCGTATTATTACACACCGCATATAATGGAGCGGGATAAGAGAATCGAACTCTTAACCGAAGATTGGAAATCTGCTGTTTTACCATTAAACTAATCCCGCAACTAACTTGGTGCCCCATGAGAGAATCGAACTCCCGTACCCGGATTACAAAACCGGTGTAATGCCATTATACTAATGGGGCAAAATCTTGGAGCGGGTAGTGAGAATCGAACTCACAACTAAACCTTGGCAAGGTCTTGTGTTACCACTAGCACCATACCCGCTTCTTTATAGAGTTATTATATAGGCTGTATTTTCATTTGTCAAGCCTACATTATCGGACCATTTCCATTACGGAAACCAACCTCACCACCCTCTTCTTTAATTTTCTTAATAACATCTTCAAAAAGAATCGGTCTGAAATCGGTTTGTTCAACGCACACGCAATGGTAACGATTGTCAACAACAGAATTTTTCATCACACGATTTGCATGTAAATGCCCGTGAATGTTGACACCAAAACGACCAAGACTTTCCTCATGTACTGGAATGTGAGACAGAATCATTCCGTTCATCACATGATAACCACGAACATCTCTGAAGTGTTGAGTGTAATCTTCTAATTTAAAAATGTCGTGATTGCCTCTGATCAAAACTTTATCACCATTTAAACGATGCATGATGTTCAAAGATTTCCTATTGATCACAACATCACCTAGATGATAGACCTTATCGTTTGGTCGAACAGTTTCGTTCCAACGCTTCACCATTTCTTCATCCATCTCTTCTGGATTATCCCACGGCCGAAGCTTAGTCACACCATCATTACGTGTAAACCTACACACACCAGCGTGACCAAAGTGCGTGTCACTAACTAAAAATACTGCTGGCATTTGTAACTCCTAAATTTGGTCCGGCCACCAGGAATCGAACCTGGATTGATTGCTTAGAAGGCAACTGTATTATCCATTATACTATGGCCAGAAATTTGGTGCCCCAGAGGAGAGTCGAACTCCTAAAATTTGGCTTCTAAGACCAACACGTATACCAATTCCGTCACCGGGGCATATATATCTTTATGAATCAACCTATTAAAATCTCAGCCAATGTTCACCATTGCATTTACTTTACAACAAGTAGATATTTTACACCACATCCATTGATAAGTCAACCAACAAAAGTGGAATTTAAACCTTTAGTTATTCCTGAGATTGGTACCCCGTGACAGAATCGAACTGCCGTCTGCGCCGTGTAAAGGCGCGGCCCTACCATTAGACGAACGGGGCATTAATAGCCATCTCTCTGACATGTTTATAACGATCAGCAGCATAAGAAGCTGCGAACGCTTTTGGTTTCACCATTGGAACTACATTACACGTACCTCTGATATAACCAATTGCTTGTTGAACAACACAAGATGATCCATACATTTCGTTAGGATTAATATCTAGATGCACTTCAACATGTCTATCTTCCAGAACATCAGCAAGGTTCTGGAATAATTCTGAAACTTTATAAACTTCATTCATCAAACGAATAGCTGGTTTGCTCTTCTTTTGATCATAATCTCTTTCGCGTACAACTTCACCGAAAATTTTACAACCATGACAACCATCGATATGTATGACAACAACGGTGATATAATCTGCATACCAAACATCACCAATTGCAAATCTTTCTGAATCGGCACCAAGATAGATTTTAGTTTCTTCACTTTGTGCCAAGATGAAAGATTTAACTTCATCCAAATCTAACTTTTTCATGGTTATCACCTTTCTTATTATACTTATGGCATCCCACCAGGGATTTGAACCCCGACCAACGGTTTTGGAGACCGTTATGCTGCCGTTACACCAGTGAGATATTATTATTGGTGGACCGCAAGAGAATCGAACTCTTACCTCCGCCGTGCAAAGGCGGCGTGCTCCCATTATCACTAGCAGCCCAAAAAGATGACTTATTATTTTTCTTATTATACGCCATAAGTCAAGGCGAGTTTTGGTCCGTGTGACACGATTCGAACATGCGACCACCTGGTCCCAAACCAGGAGCTCTACCAGGCTGAGCTACACACGGGTTTAAATTGGCTCCCCGACCTGGGCTCGAACCAGGGACAAACGGATTAACAGTCCGGTGCTCTACCAACTGAGCTATCAGGGAATTGAATTCTATATTATATATGGCGGTCCCAAGGGGTAACGATCCCCTTCTTTATGCGTGACAGGCATACGTGCGTCCATGAACACTTTGAGACCTAATCTTATGCACGAATGTCTACATTCGTTCCTTTATCATCTGAGGAAGTTT